TTGGCTCTTTTTAAATCTATCAAACTCCGGTGGGTTCGTCTAACGGTTAGGACACGTGCCTCTCACGCACGTAATACGAGTTCGATTCTCGTACCCACTACTAAAAAGCGGTTAAATAGCTAGAATATAGTTATTTATCCGTTTTTTCAATTATAGTACCGGGACAAAATTGGGACTATAATTTTCATTGATTATTAATGTTGCATTCTTTATTAACGCAAAGAATGTAAAAAAAATGTTTTCAAAAAGTACAAAAACAGATCCTTTAAAAGAGATTATCTCTTACTCCTATCCCAAATTGCATACCGGTAAAGAATGGTATATTGGCTTTAATGCGTTCGATCCAGCTTCTGGCACAATGAAACGCAAAAAAATTAAGATTAATCATATAGAAAAGATTACGGAACGAAGAAAATTTGCTTCGGGCTTGATTTATCGGCTATCGCAAAAACTTGAAAACGGATGGAATCCGTGGATAGAGTCTGAAAACTCAAACGCTTACCATACTTTCAAAGAAGTATGTGATAACTATCGCAATTATCTAATCAAGCGGTATAACGATGATAATTTACGACTCGCTACAATGAGAAGTTATATATCCCGTCTTAATATGCTAGAGAATTGGAATAAAAGTCGTGAAGTACCCATCACATATATCTACCAATTTGATCGTCTGTTCATCTCTAAATTCTTAGATTACATCTACATCGAACTAGACAACACAGTATGTACACATAATCATTATTTAGTATGGCTAGGAAACTTTTCAAGTTACCTCACAGAAAAGATGTATTTAAGCACTAAGCCAACAGAAGGGATGCAAACCATACGTAAAAGCAAATCAACTCCTTCTAAAACACGAAAGAATCTAAAAGAAGCAGATATCATACTTTTGAGAGATTATTTGAGTGATAGAAATAAGCCCTTTCTATTAGCATGCTATTTGTTATACTATACCATGATCCGGCCACGAGAAATGTCATTCCTTCGGATTCAATATATCCACTTAAAAAAGCAAACTATATTTGTGCCAGGTGAAATCTCCAAAAATAGAAAAGATGCAGTAGTCACTTTACCAGCAAAAGTTATTCATTTAATGTTAGACTTACACATATTCGATCATCCAGGAGATTATTATCTATTCAGTAAAGACTTTAAGCCAGGCATACAATATCGGGCACCAAAGCATTTTGGCGATTATTGGGTAAAATATGTAAGAGAAAAATTGAAGTTTCCAAAGACATACCAGTTTTATAGTCTAAAGGGTACAGGAATCACTAATATGTTGCATAACTGCAAAGATGTATTATCCGTTCGGGACCAAGCTAGACATTCTGATATTTCGACAACCAATATCTATGCTGAAAAAGAAGAAGAAGACGCTAACGAAAAGCTAGTGCACTATAATGATATATTATAGGCTTAACATCTGATATCTGAACAAATCTATCCTGTTTTTAAACAGGATAGATTTTATTTTACCATCTTCACAAAACCATTATCATCAACATAAAATTCACCAGCTTCCATAGTTGGTAAGAGAGGAAATAAATTACACTTCATTCTTGTAGCACGAAAGAAACCTGTCGTACCTGCCATATATACATCCAATCCTCTACCATTAAGTGTACTAAATGTGCCTTTTGTTCCAAGAGTAGAATTACGATACACTCTTACCACGCCAGAATAATAACCTTCCTCCTCTTCATCATTAAATGATATTTTAACAGAAGGTAATAGTGAAAAGTCATCTTCTCGTAGTATTATACATTTATCTTTTGAGCTAATGATTATTTGATTACGTTCACTGTTAGAGACGAAATTTCCCTTTATATTGGTGGTACCATCTTTATTTACCACAAAGTTGTCATTGATATTTAACCCTGAAGCTTTTATTATATCTGCAATGAGTGTTCCGGTAATTTCTATTTTATCACCTTTGATTTTGATTCCTTCCTCGCTTGCATTAATTGCAGCCAGGATCTTATTTGGATTGCCATCTTCATCAGTTCCCATAACTTCGACTTTCCATTGCTTTGCACTTTGGCTTACTTGGGTAGATATTTCTTTTACGATATCACCTTCAGCATCAGTTACAGATTGTTCGAACTTTGTTGTAAGTTCTTCTGCGGTTAATTTGAGTTCTGATTTATGACTCTCTACAATAGAATTAATCGCCCCTGTAGTTTCCGTTGTCTTCTTCTCGACGAGTTGAGTAAATGCCAGCGTGAAATCTTTCGCTGTCAATTGAAGGCTGCTTGTCGCTTCTTCCTTTGTTTTACTGATTGCGTCAGTCGCTGTTTTTATTTCTGTCGTTACTTTCTCTGAGAAATCAGCAGATAGTTTTTCCGCATTGACAGCAAAATCTCCTGCCAGTTCTTTTATTTTCTTTTCATACTCTACGGCAACACTCGCGGAGTCTGATGCTTTCTTTGCGTAATCAATAACTTCCTGCCATTTCCCGGAAATACCATCTTCCCTGATTTCGAAGTCACCACGTATTTGTGTCTCACGGTTATTTAGTTCATCTTCAATAGTCTTATCATTGTGCAGGATAAACGTTCCTCGAATAATTACGCCGTCAGCGATTAGTCCAAACCATCTCTTTACACCTGATACCACATTTCCAGCCCAAGCAGGAATCAAACCTATATCGGCATGACCAAGTGCCAGCTTTATGTGTTCCGGATCGTCATAGGCTGTCCAACTATCAATAGCATCATAGAAGTACTGGCAGTTCGTTTTTGAAGAGATACGTATAAATGACTGTCTTTCTTCATCTGTGATATTACCAACACGTACAACAATCATGTGCTGATAAGGGATAGAATCGATTTCAGGTTCGAGGAGGATTGACTGATCGTCTTTTGATGGATCAGCGATAGCGGTAAATTTCTGTATTGAATAAATGGTGCCGGTATTGCCTTTTGCATGATAATATCCTATCAGCAGATCATCTTCCGCAAGAGGATTATAGTCACCTTCACGCAGATCCGGAAAAACAGTATATGTTCCGTCCTCATTATCAATATATGAGGCAATCTTAATGCTACTGGAGATAATTTCTTCATCTTCCGTCACTCGGATACGGTTGTATACAAATTCGTTTGTGACTAACTTATCACGTACAAATACGGATTTAAACTCTGCATTACCGAGTTTGTCGATCATCCATCCGGATAGACCGGATACGAATGTGCTTATCCATTCGTCGATTTCTTCTCCGGCAGCGTTCAGAACTTTTTTCCCGGTTAGTTTTGCCGATGTGAGGAATCCCCATATTCCTGTATTTATTAATCCTGCCATTATTCTACACCTCCTATCATTTTCATTAATAACTCAACCTGTTTCTCTAACCTATGGAAGTCTGCCAAAGTTACCTTACCGGAAATTTTTACTGCTATCGGTTCTTCAGCTAGATCCTGATTCTCTTCAGGTATAACTTCAACAAAGCCTTCCAATGGTGTTGATTCGTCAAGGAGAATTATTTCTTCTTCTGCCGGATCATTGATCTCTTCGAAGTGTTCTGGTAGTTCCAAAAGTGGTTTCGCCAATATTTCACTTTTCAGATAGTATGTATATCCCAGATAGATTTCATTTCCGAACAGTTGACCGTCAGAAATACGGCGGAAAACTTTACCTTCTTCCGCTTTTATATGCCTGTTGTTTAATTCATCTATTTTCATTGTTTCTCGGATATAGGTTTAATACGTGATGAATAAGCGGTCCAATTCGTGGCAGTTTTATATGTTTCTACGGCTGCGTCTGGCACATAAATAGGACAATTATTTCCATTTGTAAGTGCACCACTGGATGACAATGTGAATGGAGTATTAGTGAGTATTAATATGAATGTCAGTTTTTTACATGATCTAATTAGATCGGTACTATAATATAGTTTAGTCCACCCTGCAAGCGGTGTAAGGTCGATCGAAGTTAAACCGGAACAACTATAAAACATACTATTTGCATTAGTTACATTCGTCCATCCTGTAAGCGGTGTAAGGTCAATCGAAGTTAAACCGGAACAACTATAAAACATACTATTTGCATTAGTTACATTCGTCCATCCTGTAAGCGGTGTAAGGTCAATCGAAGTTAAAACGTTACAATTATAAAACATATAATTTGTATTGGTTACATTTACCCATCCTGTAAGCGGTGTAAGGTCAATCGAAGTTAAAACGTAACAATTATAAAACATATAACTTATATCGGTTACATTTACCCATCCAGCAAGCGGTGTAAGATCAATCGAAGTTAAAACGCGACAGCCCATAAACATATAACTTATATCGGTTACATTTACCCATCCAGCTAATGGTGAAAGGTCAATGGAGGCTAATTTGGAACAACCATCTAACATATAATTCGCACTGGTTACATTTATCCATCCAGCTAATGGTGTAAGATCGATTGAAGTTAATTGGGAACAACCACTTAACAAATTATTTGCATTGGTTACATGTATCCATCCCGCTAATGGTGTAAGATCGATCGAAGTTAAACCAGAACAACCCCTAAACAAGTTCCTTGCATTTGTTCTGTTTGAATCATTTTTAAAAATATTACCAGAGTATTTCAGTTTGGAACAATTTTCATAAGTAATATCTTTGACGCCACTATTTCCGATGCTCCAATAAGCTACTATACATGAATATGCACCTCTGCAATATGTTATCCCCGAGTGATCTTTAACTTCCACTTGAAAAAGACCATCATTCAAATATGTATGACTATATGATTTACTACCTGTTCCGGAAGCGGGTGTTTCTTCGCCATCTCCCCAGTTAATTATATAATTTGTTTCAGTAGATATAACGGTAATAGATGCTGAAGTACCTTTAAGTAACATTTGAATATTTCCATTTTCAACAGGTTTCAGGAGTTCTGCATTAAGTTCCATTGTCACATAAACGGTTGTTGCCGATGTCTCCACTGTTATGTTACCTGAACAATCAAAATAACTAGAGTGAGTAACAGTATAATCATGTGTACCTTTTACTAATGATAGCACACATTCACCGTATTGGTTAGTAGTGGCTATTTGAGAACCTGACTTAACTGTTGCTCCTTCAATAAGAGTGCTTTCATCCTTTACAACAAACTTAACGTCAACAGCCGCATATATTTCGACGGTGTTCGTCGTATCACTTATAATATTACTGAAAGAGAATGTATTCCCGGCATATCCATATGCTGAAACGCTACCAGACACAGCTGCTCCTGAACGTGGTAAAACGACGTAACCGTTTGTATCGGAAGTATAAGACTTCCCATTAACCATCACCGTTGCACCAGCAACATATGTATTTTGATTGTATACTTTAATCCTAATTTTACGAACTGGGATATAAGTTACTTTATAGTCTTGAGTGCGTGTTCCGGCAGTTACATAGCTTTGAGTCAGTTCTTCATGATTGTCAGCTTTATATGTAAATTCAACTTTCGTACCATCTTCTACAGCTACCTTATATTGGGTATTACTAACCTTTTCAAATTCAACATTACAGGTGAATGCAGGGTTTTCTAAAATATAGCCTAGGGATGATGAGAACATGAATGTAGTCACTGGGGTGGGTTTAAGTTGTCCATATGTGATTATGAGTTCAGGGAATGCGGTTTTGACCTTATTTAGTTGTGCCTGCGATACGACAGAAACATAACATTTTCCTATTACTACCGCTTTATCCACATTATTGCCATTTTCGTCCAACCCCTTCAATTTGGCTAATTTAGTTAAAATGTCAAGAGTTGACAAATTCCAATTAGCTCCGATGATTCGCACACGTTCCAACTTCGGGGCATCTAGCACGAAACATTTGTCAATGATGGATAGCACATTGACCTTGTTTGTATTTTCCCATCTGATAGTAGACAAGTTCTCTACTCCTGCAATAGATAGTCCGGAGGCCTCCAACTGCGGTTGATTTTTGATAGTCAGATTCGTAATCGTTTCCGGCAGATGGAGCAATGTCAAGTTACCACCATCAGGTAATACCACCGCTGTTGTTCCGGTTCCTTCCGCCCATACCTCACGAATGTTGGTACATTGAGACAGATCAATCGCTTGTTTCAGGTTAGGGCAATTGCGGATGTCTAACTTGCGAAGTAGATTGTTGGCACCCACGGACAGAACTTCAAGGTTAGTGTTTCGATAACCTCCCACGCCAGAACCGACGAGCAATTCAACGAGCTTCGTCATTTTGGATACATCTACTGTACCAGGATAGAGGGCGGATAAATCTCCCAAGCTGCTAATCTGGCCGGCACCGAAGATGATTGTTTCGGTGTCATTAAATTGGATAGACGGGGCCTTTATCGTAACCGGCACATTCTTCTTTGATCTTGTACCGATAGTGTAAGAACCATATTGCACATTAACATATTGTCCGGTATATGAGGTGATTGTTATGTTAGCATTAGGTTCTATTCCTGTCCATTCCGTAGGGGTATATAGACGAAGTGTTGCGTAGTCATTTTTGTAATCACCGGCAATATACTTGCTGTCCATGTATTTGAAACGGTTATATAGCCACCAACGACGGTGCATCTTACGGCTGCCTTGTGATGCATATAAATAAGATCCGTTGCCTTCATCCAAAAGCGGCCGGACATATTTAAACCAGCTGTCTTCGTTATAGACAGCTTCACACCACATGTCTCCTTGTTCCGTATCAAGGAACCGTATACACTCATCGTATGTAAGTAGTTTCTTTGAGCGCATTTCAGCGTACATGGCTGCAATCTCTTTCGGATATGCTTGTTCGATGTTGTTCCATAACGTTGATTCTACACCATTCCAAACATCCTTATTACCAATCTTATCATGATACTCAACAGTATAATCAAATGCTGCTACGCCTTCGTTATTCAGTCCACAAACAGTATCATTATCATAGAAAATACAGATCCAGTGAATTCCGTCAAAGGTAGTCAGGAACATATTTTTCGCACGTTGATCGACCATTGCGAAGAATTCTGTTATCGTGTAGTACGACAACATGAAGTTCATGTCGAAATATTGATCTGCTTCTTGTCTGAACTTCGTTGGATTGTCCTTGACAGATGCCAGCCAGTCGGTCAGACGTTTTAGATTCGTGTAATCATCGGCTCCATCAGGATAACGTGATTCGAAGTCCTTTAACCATTCAATGTTACCTTCAGAATCAACGGTGATGTAATCGGATTTTTTGAACAGGACACGATCAGAAGTATTGTTCAGGATTTCCCAGCTTTCACAACCGACTTTGAATCCGAACGTTTCATTTGTCGATTTGTCATTGTTATAATTATATTTGCCCAGGAATGTTTTCTCCGCATTTTCAGATGTCTGATGCCACATGACGCCGGGACGTCCGTTCACTGTTGTCCGGACACGCGGATCTGCTTTCTGCGCTTCGGTCAAAAATCCCATACCACGTAGGATATAATCAATCAGACGTGCCATACCTGTATTATGTACGCCACTGGATTCGGCAAAGTCCGCTTTAAAGCAGAATACATTGACAGGTATTTCACCTTCAAAGACAGCAACTTTATCTACGTGTTCTCCGGATTGAGTCATCGTGAATCCCTGTTTGCATTTCGCCTTGAAGTTCTTTCTCGGATACCACTGTGATGAAGTTCCCTGGACGTCAATTTCGACATTATAAGCAATCCAGCTGCGTTCTGGATGATCCCTGTCCTCATAGATAAGGGTAACAACCTTTTTATCTCCCTTGAAAGTCGGAAGCTCTCCGATAATGGTAAATGAGATATTTTGATTTGCAAGTTTCTCATAGCTGACATTACCATAGTCATCGTAGATTTTATTTCGGGCATACAGTTTACGCTTCAGCTCCAGATTATCCATATCGGCAATGTAGTTATCAAGAAGCTGATAACGGTTCAAAGCATTGTCATAGATACGGATATTGAAAAGATCGGCCGTACAGTCATTGCTACCGATCGAGATTCCAACAGGGATGGCCTGGGTGAAGTTGTCCTGTTCCGGATACTGAACCACTCCACAGATTTCTCCGTTTATATACACAAATATCAACCGATTCTCCGCTTTCTTCTCTATAACAAAGGATACACGTACACGTTCATCTTCTTTGAACTGTGTCTCGACTGTACTTTGTTCGGATTTGAATACTGCTTTTTGTGCAGTCACTTCAAGTCCGATACCACCATTCATGCAACTAAGTATAACTGCATCATAATCGGTAACATCTCTCGTCTCAAATTCAAATTCGATAGTCTTACCCGTTGAACGGAAATCGTTTGCAAAAGAATTATAAGGAATAGTCACACGGGCATCACCATTTACACGAAGAGCCACGAAACCGTCAATAGTCTTGATCCATCCATTGGTCGCCCAGTTGAATGCGGTTAACAGAGCGAAGATTTCAGCGTAATTCCAGACATTTTTTCCTTCTTCATTGTTGCTACGGTTCACAGAGGTAAGGAAGAGAACCAGGTCCGCGTCTTCCGGATGGACATCAATCTCTGATTCCATAACCGCCAGATCGAATGTTTTACTTACAGATCCGCATGCTATTTTTAATTGCAATTCGCCTGGAGCCTCTGTTCGATAGCTCCATGTTTGCCGGGTACGGTCTACCGACTGTGTACTGATTATAGTACCATCAACTGACAGGGTAATATCACATGTTGTTGTGGAGGGATTATAAACGATATAAGGGATAAGAAGTGTGCTGAATTGTTCTACCTCGACTGCCCTGAAGGAAGAAGCGATAATCGGTGTGTTATTTCCTTGAACAATACTAATGATATCAAAACGGAGATGATCGCTTTCTACTTCAACTTCATTGATCGTAGCAGTTGCGTATACTTCTAATGTGTGCGCGCCGTGTGTCTGTGTCGGAATTGAATAAGTTTGTTGGCGGTTGGATACAGATGTAACACAAGTATTTATTTCCTTATTGTCTACTACAAAATGAATTGTTTTTTCTACAGCTCCCTGGGGGATATATGGGAATGAGATTACTCCTGAATAGATTTTCGAATCATCGAAAGTAGAACTGACAGATATGCTTACAGCACTAATTTTGAATGTAAGTTTCCGGCTCGCTCCATAACTGTCAGTTACTTGTATGACAAGTGTATTATCACCAAGAGACAGGTATTTACCCACATTAAAGGCAACCACACCTTGAGCAATACTTTCTGATGCGACCTGTTTACTATTTACTGTATAGGTTGCAATACCTTCACCGGTGTCGTCACCGGAAAGAGTCGATGAGAATGAATATTTGACCAACGTATCTTTACCATGTACAGCTGTTATATTAGAGGCGGTAACAAAACCTAATGTGAGCTTTGTCCCTCCACCGGCTGCCGCAGCTTTAACCGGGTAATACACTCCGGCACGCTTTTGCATCATATAATTTCCGTCTGGAACTGAATCGAATGATTCATCTGTGTTATCCATTTCACCTAATGAACTGGAACCAAGACCGCCGGATTTAGGGACTTCCATTAGTGCGACAGACATGACTTTCTCATCTCCGGCCTTTCCTTCAAGAATAATTTCAGACAGATCTTTTGAAATCTCCTTATCCATATTAGAACGAACAATCAAACCTCCATTAGCCCTCAATAAGAAGTCTGTACTGTCAGGCTGATCCTTGTGGATGAACCTTATATCATTCGCTTTCAGTCCTTCATTTAGAAAATCGAGTACTGACGCGACTTGCTGATTCGTCACGCTACCTTTCGCAATAGCCTTATCTATGTGGTCAATAAGTACATCTATTATGTTTTGCATTTCGTTAGCCATCACTTACCTAGTTAAATTCTTTACTAAATTCTTGCGTGTGAATGCGTGGATTACTAAAATCAGCCCCTTGTAATGCCTGTGTAAAATGTCTTTCAGAGTCAGCAAACCTTAATGTTATAGGTAAACTTTGAGGTTGATTCATCGTCTTAGCAACTGCCAAGCTATCAGCCGACGCATTTACTTTTATTTCTCGATCTTCATATCCTAGCAAATAAATATCGTCACTGGAAAGCATATCAAGAAGAAACATAAGCTCCTTACTTGTCTTAAAACCGGTTTGTACATGTATCGTATCTACGGTTCGCACACGTTCACGAGATTCGATATAATCATTTACTAATTCATCATATTTCCCGTAAGTTTCCCCTTCGCCGCTATCTTGGTCTAAGGTTGGCTTTCCAGTCACATCGATACATTCATAGGCACCATAAGAATTTAGAAATTCCAAGTAGTATCTTTCTTTCGCCACATCTGCCGGAATAATTATAATAGTAACTGACGTACCTTCATCCGTGCTTACAATAAATTGACTAGCCAGTATATTTTCACTATCAAAAAAGTATCTCCGTAGAGCATCTAAATTAAGCGCATAACATTTGCCAACTATTAAGCCGGTTATTTCTTTGCTTATTCCATCCGATACGGTAACTGTAAAAGCTGTTTTGGGGGCGATAAACAATAAAGGACGTATTTCAGTCTCCCGAATCGTTAGAATACGTGTTTCCGATCTGGTAGACATAAAAAAATTACCGGCTGCATTAAGTAACTTAAAAGTGAAAATATTACTTCCCTCTTGATTTAGATGTCGCATGGCTCTTTTACTAATTCCTCCTAGTATTACTTTGTGCTGCAATACTTTCTTTTCCCCTTCTTTATTAGCCACGTTTATAGTATATTCCTTTAGGTTGCCAGAAGTATTCAAAACAATACCTGTTTCCTGCCCTGCAAAACGAATTGGGGAGAGGATAGCCGATAAGATCTCGTCAATAAACACATAAAAATTACCTTCTTCCCCGGATCCTTCAAATACCGTTTCTTCCCCATCCCGGATTATATAAGTAACCGAGGAAGAAGACGTAATATCAAGCCGGATCGGATTGCCTGATAGAGCCAAGGTACGCGGAGTTATATTTGCGCTTAAACTCATAATTCAAATTGTTGTCTTACTACATTCCCGTTCAGTATCGGAGATAAATCACAATCAGACAAGAAATTACCCCTCTCAACACTTGGCGTCGTCAAGAAGGAATAAAAGTCATTCATTGTCTTAATTTCGTTCCCAGGTAATTGCCTGAACTTAAAAAATGCATCAGAAACGTTCATCATTTCGGGTGCTGATAGTATTGTTTCATTCTCCATAGTGCAAATGTGATGATATTATGTCTTCTATTAAAGGACAAAAAATTATCGTTTATCAGCACGGATGCCAGCATTATAAGTTAGGGCATCTTCATAATTAGTACTGACCATATGTGTATTGGGCGGACTGCCTAACACTACTGTTATTTTATATTTTAGTTTGGCTTGATATGTATTAAGAATTTCTTTCCGATTCGCAACATCTTCGTCAGAAGGCGGCAAATATGCTGCAAATTCTTCGTCAGAAGGTTTCGTCACTATCTCCCTTTCTATTTCAGTCATACCAACATCACGCCAATTTACCCCGTGCCTTTCTTCTGCCGCTTTAGTTGCAGCTTCAAATACACTATCCGTATAAGAAACCATTACCCATTTTGTTGTTTGCGGTTTCATCGCTACTATACCTTGTTCCGATTCAAGATCATAGGGTTTTAATAGTTTAGTAGTCCGAAGTTTAACCGTGGCCGGTTTATTTATCCGGTATGGCATAGAGTGTTTTACACTCTCTACCATCATCCTCTGCCCAGAAATCAGGAGCGGACACCCGACGTCTATTTTTGTAAGGTTAATCCGGTCTATATTGAACTTTCCAGTAAGAGTATGATTGGAATGTCTCAAAATGGCATCCCATTCTTTAAAGAATCTGTTAAATGCACCATCTTCCCCACGAAATACCAAAGAATAAGTATAGGTATTACCGCTACTATCACGGAAATAGTTACCCGCCGGATCCCGACAAAGAGAACTTCCAAAATAATAACCGGAGGAATTTCCTTTCTCGTCAGTAGCAAGTCCCATCGCAAAGCAGAAGCACAAGGGTGTATCTTCTTTCTGCTCTTCAACTTTTGCCCCTCTCAGGGTGGTATTCAGATTAACCGTTCCTGCAAAATATTGAGGTACTAGCAGACTGTTAGTAAACGACATCGGCAAACATTCATCTGCCCCCGTGACTTCCTCATTTTCCACGTTTACAGTCTTTTTGTTCCATGGGAAGAAGTCACTCGATATTAATGATACATTTTTGGTTATTATATTACGCTTATAAAACCTGCCGGTAGAAGCTTGATAACAAATATATGTATCATCTGGGATATAACCAGGTGAAGCACCTTTAACCTCTGTGATGATGCCATTGTACTGTTCCAAGAACTCTTCAAACGAATCATTTTCTACGTCCGCTCCTTCAAAGGAAGTCCCTGCCGATAACTTCAATTGCTTCGCTGTCCCATAGCTCGGAACTAAATCAGACGATTTAAGCAACGTCCAATTTGCAAAGGGGTTCGCCGATATCGCATCTTTAATCAATATGATTTTTGCCGTCTGGGTATTGCCATCTACAAAAACCTTAGCCCCCGTTCTGCAATACAATGCATCCAAAAAGTCATTAACTGAACAGTCCGGCATCATATTCTTATATTCGATTTGACCTTGGACGATGGCATCAGCCACATTATTAAGCACTACCATTTTTTTAAGCTGGTAATGAGTGGCAAAGGCATTCTCCACCAACTTGAAGCCATAGGCCGAAAATATAAGCTCCAAAATTTTCGATACCTTTATAAAAGGAGAAAGACCATAACCGGCCGGCAACTTCACATCTACTAGAGTCCCGGAAATCACCATCTTTTCAGTACGCGCATTTTTCTTCAAATCGTAATTACCATTCTCCGCCCTCTCTATCGGGTTTACAAACTCCGGATAAACGACATCACCCGAAGACTCATTTTTTACCTGTATTGGGAAAACATAATAATCTGCTGATTCCTTATACCTCATGACGTTACTTAAATGAGTCATTAAGATGGTAATACCTCCATCCGGTTTATATACTGGCAGATTAGGCAATTTCTTCAACGATACATTATTCCATGCCTCATACATCAAGCTTTCATCAAACCCGAAGTTAGCAACAATGCCACTTTCCCTACTAGCAGAAGTTATATTCTGTTTGCCGGCTCTCCGGTAAATGCCATCGGCAATGATGGCCATTACATCTTTGCCCGGCGCATTGACGATGTCTTCCCGGTGTATGTAATCAACTAGGTAAAGATTACGTTTAGTCCCTGGCAATGTGGATGCTAACGTTTGGCTACCTTTATCCGTGTATATAGGAGAAGTGATTTCTACTTCCATCTGAAAGTCGGTAGGGACGTCATAAATCCCTTTTTGTGTCTTTATCGTTAATGCCATTATTTATCCCCCTTTGTGAATGGTTTTTCTGACTTATACTTTATTTCTTCCGCTTCGTTGATATCTGATAAAAGAACATAAGACTTAAGAGGTTGAGATAATCTGTTTGCCGCCGCTTCCAAAAGTTCAGCCGCCTTATTCAGTTTTGACGGAGCTTCAATCTGCGTATTATTACGTTCGGAGACATGGCCACCTTCTGAATAGCCAGGTAATGGATTAGCCGCTGTCCGCTGGCGCCGTATGCTTTCGATTACCTTAACCATATTAACGACTCTCTTATTCTTCATTTCCGGTACTGGTACGACATATTCCCCACGATGGACAGCCCCGGCGACTTCATAACGTCCACCGTCTCCGGTGTATCCGCCTTCATCATAACCGGAAGATGGGTTAACCACCCTTTCAGCACTCGCAGAAGAAGAACTACTGGCATTATTCAATGTCATATTCTTAACTTTTTGTCGCTCTGCATTAGCAGCCGCAAGTTGTGCGGCACCAGTAACTCCCATTAAGGCTGCTGCAATTGGTCCAGCAATAGGTCCTAACTGAGCCATAGCAGTCATAATCGCCATAGCAGTATTTGCTATAATCTGACTAGCTTTTACCGCAAATTGAATATCGGCATATTTCTTTTCTATCTCTAATTTCTTCTGGGCCTTTTCATTCTCCAAACGTTCAACCTCTTCTGCATTTCCTTGAGCCGCTTCTATCTCTACATCATACTTAGCCTCCATATTAGCGATCTCAGCATCCTGCAAAGCTGTAATTGCATCACCAAATAAACTTGAATAATAATCGAACTGTTCTTTCCAAGCATTCATTTTAATAAGCCCAGACATTTTCGTATATTGTTCATCACTTATCAGATTCTCTCTACGTGCATATGCTAATTCTTCAAGTTCTCTTTCCAATCTTTTTTTCCAAGTTAACATTCCGTATTTCTCCAAAAAGGAATTCTGTTTCTGTTGAAAAGACTTTTCTATATTAAGCCTTGCTTGCTTATTCGCTTCCTCTAATTCTTTTTCTTTCTTTAGTCCTCCCTCGACTGTTATATTTCCTTTTCTGACACCCTCGCGAATAATGGCTAACTTAGCCTGATAGAAAGCATCTAACGCCTTTAATTCAACATCTAATTCCTCTTTAGGAGTTAACAGTTTAAATTTTGTCTTAAAATCAAATGTTGTATTTCTTAATGTTTCTGCAAACTTGGCACGAGCCTTCATATTTTCGAGTTCAGCCTTCAGTATAGCGTCTCCCGCATTTTCTACCGCTTCTTTTTTTATCTCACCCGTTTGCAACTCTACCGCTTCCACATCACGTTGATATTGTTTGGCTATATTCAAACGAGTTTCTGAGTTTTTCTCTTCGAACCCGCTAATAATGACATTATATTGTTCTTTGGATATTAGACCTTTAGCTAAAGAACTCTCAGCTAATATCTTATTATTTTGAAATGTCCTTTCATTTTCTTTCAGCAGATTATCCCGATTTTCTTTCAATAATGAAATTTCAGCTTCATCATGTTTCCGCTGCAAATCCAACAATTCAGTATTTGCTTTTGTGGTCTTAGCTTTAATATCGTCCAGATACTTAGTTTTAGACTTAGATATCTGAGGAGCCAATTTAGCCAAAGCCACAATTCTTTCCTGATTATAGCGAATGTCCTCTTCAATTGTAAGTTTATTATATTCAGCATCCGTCTTATTCTCTTCCAAACGATTCTTCTTCAAAGTCTCCATACGGGCTATATGTTCATTTTCTAAAGGTTTTAGTACCTTATCTATTTCACTCCCATACTCCCCTGATTCTGCTTTTTTCTTTGTTTTCCCTAGTTTATTAAGTTTCTCAATCTCCTTATCAATACGTTCCAGTTCCTTATTTTTAAGACGGATATTCTCTTTTGTATCCTCCTTCCAAGTTGTCTGAACTTTCGTTTTTTCCGTTTCCAATTTCTTAAGAAGGGACGTTTCCTTAACTATATCTTCCTGATTTTTATTGCCGGTCTTTTTACCCATGGTTTGCATTAAGGAAATATACTTCCCTTCAAACAGAGCAATAGCGGTAGAAATTTGTTTAAAATCATCCGTCAAATTCACTAGTTGTCTTTGCAAGTTCCATCTAGTCCCCCACGCTTGGTCCTTTTGGATGAGTTCGTCCAAATGCTGTTTCGTTTCAAGAATTGTTCTCTTTAATTCCTCCCGCTTATTTCTCAACTGTATCAACTCATCTTCATACCCTTCTTTTAATTTCATATCAGCCTTTTGCGCAATATATTCGCGTATAGCAGCGGTATTCTCTTTGATAACCTTTCCTTCTTTTGACAACTCAGCATTATAGTCAGGGATAATTTCTTTCAGCTTACTGATAGCTTCATAACGTTGCTCATTACTAAGAAGCTCATTATGTATGGCATCCGCCAGCAAACGTATCTGTTCTTCGGTTTTTCCCGTTTCATCTCTGACTCCTTTTTCTATTTCAGCCATTTGCTTGGTTGCTTTAGCAGCAGCATTTGTACTGGTAACGTATGAGTAAATACCAGTAATCAAAGCGACAAGAGCCGTGACGACAGCCACAAAAGGATTTAGTTTTAACACAGCATTCCATGCAGCCGTAGCAATGGTAGCCAAAGTAACCCGCCCTGTATAAAGTCCCATCACCATATTTTTAACTTTAATGGCAGCAGTAGACAAAGCCAGAGAAATAGCATGGGCTTTCTCCATAACAATGTTAGCGGTGGTTCCTGCTAAATTCCGGGCATTCCAAGCTACAACTAATTTTGTTGTAGCTAAATAAGTCCCCAAAGTAATGATCAATGGTAGAAGTACTGCCCTATATTGAGTGAACTTATCAATACACCAACCGATTCCATTAACCAATCCGGTAAAAGCGTCAATAACAAGTTTCATTGCACCCCTTGATTCATAAAACTTTAGGATAAGCCCTTCTATAGCACTTTCCATTTTCTTGATACTTCCTTGCACTGTATTCGCTTTTTCATCACTCATAGCCTTCAATGCATCCCCTACATCGGTAACAGCATCTCTCAATGGAATAATCTTATCGGCTCCCTCAAGAAAAGCATTAAATGCGGATACACTTCGTTTATCTGTCAGTTCCAACGTTTTTGCAAGGTCGATTCCTTCTTCATCCAATTTCTTTAGAGCAGGTGCCAACTGATCGAGTGAAGTTATCGGACGACCTAAAGCAACAGCTAGTTTACCGGAAGAATCAGCAAGGTTCAACAGGATATTCCTTGTAGCGGTTGCAGCCGATGACGCATCAAATCCAGCGTTGGCCAACGTCCCCAGCAATGACATTGTATCCTCAATAGTAAACCCAAATGCCTTGGCGACCGGAGCAACGGTAGATAAAGCAGTCTGTAAATATCCAAAGTCCATGGCACTACGTGTCGTTGCAATCGCCATAGTGGAAACAGCACGTTCCGTTTCCGTGGTTTCCAATCCAAAAGCCCTGATAGCAGCACCGGCAAGTTTGGCAGCTTCCGGCAGTTCCGCACCGGTAGCACCTGCAAATCTGAGAACATATTCTGTCGCTTCAATAATTTCCTGCTTATTAAACCCAAGTTTAGCTAGTTCTGTTTGCAGGTTCGTTACTTCCGAAGCCGTATATTTGGTAGCTGCCCCCAAACGTTTAGCATCTTCTGTTAAATCAGTAATCCTTTCTTTTGTAGTTCCTAAGATAGCGGCAAGATTAGCATTGGCAGATTCAAAATCTTTAATTGTGGTCTGGAACTGGCGTATAGCTCCCAGAAAGGTTTGCCCGATCATCTGCCCAAATCCGACAAAGATACCTGCAATCGTCGATTTCAATTTGCTGAAAGAAGTAAAAGTCTGGAATACCCTTCTAGCACTCGCCCGATTCCTATCCATCTGTTCAGTTACTGCCCTTAGTTCTCTTTCCAAAGCAGCATACTTTTCCGGTTCCAGAGATTTAACCGTATTACTTAGTTCGCGAGATAGTTCTTTTGCTTTTTTGCTCAACTGACTGGCGGACATAGTTGTTTTATCCAACCTCTTTTCACATTCCGCAATTTTGGTGTTATTCTCACGAATCGTTTTAGAGTTCTCTATAATCTGCTTATTCAGATTCTGCCACTCTTTACCGCCGGCTTTCCCTTGCATAGCAAGATCGGCCATATCCTTGCGGAGACTCTTGTTATCATCCTTTAGTTTCTTGGTTGATTCATGGAGATTATGAATCTCTTTCTGTAAATCATTAGCGTTAAGAGATAACACCCATGTAATATAATCCGGTTGTAACTTTGCCATATCGTCTTAAAATAGTGATAGGCAAAACTACAACCGGATAATAAGGTAGTAAAGGACACGAAATCTATATCCTAGGATGCTTTTTCATGTTGACCCAAACTGGTATTCCGATAAAAGGTGTCATAATACAACACATTCCAATAAAGACAAACCACTCTTCGAAGTTCTTAGGCGGATATATGAATACATAGGCAATAAGAACCAATGAATAGATAGCACCGATAATATAGAAGAATCCAGCATCCATAACATTTTCCATTTAAAACAAATATAGCGAAATTATTCCAGAGATTTATCTTCTGGCAATAATTTCATTAAGTTTCCCTTCATTTGTCGAAGACTGTATATGAGTTTTAGCATACCGCTTCCATCCATATCACCGGCATAACCATTCATTTCCGAAACACTAAAAAGATAATCAATCGTCGTTTCTAATGTTTGGCAATCTATTTTTGCTCCATCGGCTTGATAATCTTTCAGGGCATCTAATACTTTTTGGTCTATTACTACGGAATTAATGTTAATCGTTTCCATTTGTTCCTCCTTTCTTTGCTTTAATTATACAATAAATGAAAGCGATAACACATGGCGGACAAATAAATGTCAAGCAGAGACATGCGATAGAGGAAACATAGTATGCATCAGAAGAAGTTTTGACTTCGCAGTCTGACAGACTACGAAAATAACGCTCCATAAGCGTATTAGTGTCCGATTGAGTACGGAACGAAGGCACGTAGTTAGTGCCTGTGAGTTGTTTTTTCATATTATCTGGTGTTTTAGCGTTTTAGTAGAAAGCAGTTCTACCGACTGAAGCACAAGAACGGCTGCACTTTCCCGAGTTCGCTAAAACACCAGTAGTATCCTACTCCGAAGAGCAAAAAATCTACAAGGGAAAGGCAGCCGCCTATATTTTCAATTTGGGCATAAAAAAAGCCCTAACAAATGTTGAGCATTGACCGCGCTCGACGTTGTAGGTTAATCCTACTGGGGTTTTAGCACTGCAAATATACGGATAATATTTATATTGGCAAACAATCGCTCTATTTTAATCAATAGGATTCACTACAATTTCTCCTTGCGGTATGTCTGGTTCATTACCTTCTCTCCAATATCTGACAGTTGTACTAACAGTTATCGTATGACCATTAGATTGCGTTTTAGTTGTAGTAGTAAGTTTATCAGCTACTTCTTTTGCTTGTTCTTCCGTCAAATCACATTGCGTATTTTTAGATGTCACATACTTCGGATAGCCTTTCATAGCAGGATGAATAGACGTTGTTTGTTTTGTTTCAAAAATCCAACAATTGGTTTTATCATCACTTTTACTACATCCTAATACAGTAATGATAACAAACAGAAATAATAGTAGTTTTCTCATAACATTTTTTTTATTTAGTATATTCTTTCATATTCAATTTCTATTCCGCAGGTTTGTTTTCCGGTTCATCCTCCTTCATATTTCGCATAAACAAGGGAACTTTCTTTTTGGGTTCATCATCCCCTTCTTCTATTTGCTTTGAAATTCCTTTTTTCTTTGCATCGTCAAAGTCCTGTTTAGTCATAATCCCTTCACGTATTTCATCATCCGACTCTACATCTTTACTTAGTAGCCAGTGATAAACATTCTGCATTCCTATCCCATTATTTACAGTTATAACGTATGCTTGTTCAAACTTCCATCTAAATTTTGCCAAATAATTCATTGCATCTATCATGGAATTAAATTCTATCTTTTCACCAGAATCATCTACCATAAAAGTTTTATATTTACTAAAATATGAGGTATATTGCCCAAAGTCTATCTGGATTTTCACTTTTGTACCTAGGAAGTTTCCTGTTCCTACTATCTGACAAAAGGTTTTATGTTTTTGGGAAAATGCACATATGCTAAACAGTAGCATTGCAAAAAGTAGTACTTTTTTCATAATGTCTTATTTATGTTTCAACAAAAGTAAAGAAAAAGACCAGATAAAAAAAGTCTTAATCAATAAATGAAGTAGAATTTTGGTTTCACCATGTAGAGATTTGGTACAAACCATGTTTTGCCAAACTAAACAAACGAATTAAAGACTATAGTTTTCAATCAAAATCAGACTGCATAAATTATTTGCCTGACACCCGGGTCTCAATACTATCGACACCCGGGTGTTAGACATGCTGACATCCGGGTGTCAAGCAGCATGAGACCCGGGTGTCGTACAACTGATTCTTGCAGCAAAAAAAAGTCTTACTCAATAAAGAATAAGACTTTTAGTTCTACCTCTATAAATAGAAATAGATATCGAAATTATGGAAACAATATATCCAGCCGTGAGTCTGCATTCTCACGGCTGTTTTTTCTTTAATTACTCTTCCTCTTCTTCCTCAAAAAGGCTTTTCATTTCGGTGACTGCCGCTGCCGTTAGCGATTTACGAAGCGACTTCTCATACTTCAATTGTTTTTCCAGTTCAAGGTATCTATTAAAGTCCTCACCCGTTTTTCCCGATTTATCCTTTAATGATTTCGACTCTCTTTGAAACTTCAAAGAACGCTCCAAAGATTCCTCGCGCTGCGCGTGCTTCCCGAACAGGATTCGTTCGATGGTGGAATATACCCATATCTCAAAAGTAGGATTTAACCAAGCTGCAAATTTCAATGCCAGAACACGGTGCATCCAAGTACCAGATCTCTGCCTGGACTCAATTAAATCGGCTTCACATTCCACATTTAAAAAGCGAGAATTCTCGCTTTTTAAAGCTTCATTAATGAACGAAATAGTACCTTCATTTCTCATAAAAGCTTCTACTTTTTTCCCAAATGGCTTTGCCATTTCTGTCGCATTAACCATCATACCGTTGTTCTTATCCAATGTAAAAGTAATTGGATTCTCCTTAAAAACACAAATTTTTGTTTCCATTCTTTTTATTGTTAAATTAATACTTAAATATAAACACAGCGCAAATGTAACGTATATATTTGATTATCAAATAATTAATAAAATATTTAACTATATTTTAATATACAAACAGTAACAAATAAAGAAATGCATCTAATTTTATATAATAACATACCATCATTTCTAAGAAATTATAGTCGCTAGCTTTCAGACGAAAGTAAAAGCATTTATGAGAAATGACACAGTATGCTTTTTATTACTAAAGGTTTTAAAAGCATAAATCTCCATCCTTTAAAGATTTATTAACAGTAAGTCTCAGCAAAGTATCTCCTTCTGTTTTCACTCAACGGCAACCGCGTGTATGATACACGCGGTTCAATTTTAAGCTAATATCAGTTGAGGTGCTGAGCACCCCAACTGAACATAAAAGCAACCATAGTTATAACAACCACAGTTGATAAGCCTTTTCTATAAAGCCAACATGAGAAATGGACACATTATACTATTTGTTAATAAACCTTCAAAAAGCGGGAATTCTCGCTTTTTGAAGGTTTATTAACAAATGACTTTGCTAGAATATTTCCCTCGATTTTCAATTAACAGCAACTGAGGTTATCATAACCGCGGTTGAATTTTAATTCAATGCCAACTGAGATGCTCAGCATCACAGTTGAGCACTAAAATTCATCATTCTTAGATTTACGTTGTTGTGCCGGAAAGAGCACTCGTCAGCCTTTCATAAATCTGATCCCGCACCTGCTTCCCGTACTCATAACGGACAGCATTTATCGTATTATTATAAAGTATCCCCCAAACCTGCCTGTTATAAATTTGCCAGTTCCCTACTTTCTTCATATCCATGAAGCGCATATACAAAGGAATATTAGAGGTAGATATGATTCCATTGCCGGACGCTTCTATCTTATATTGCGGAGATTCCAAAGCTTTCAGAAGAAGACTATCACGATCAAGCGTATCACCAAAGCCTTTCTCCTGATAGAAACTTCTTCCTTCTTTGGAATATCTGGTACGAGTATAGACACGTTCGCGGGCAATCAAAAGTTGTGCTTCAAATATAGCCCGCACGTCTTTCTCTACTTTCTCCCATATAAACTCCTGCTTTATTATATCCTCATTCATTCCGTATCAAATTGAAAACCTACACTCCATCCGGCAAAGACTGAATAGAAACCGGCTTCCGGGATTGTTGACAGGCTGGATAAATCCAAGTCTCTAAATAAATGGCATCCGGCCGCCTTATCCTTTTGAATCAGTCTTTTTACCTTCTCCACTATAGGTTGCATTTCCTTCTGCACTTGATACGCCTTCTTCCGTTGCGGATCCGTCTTATCCATTATCAAAATAACACAAAGGTTGGATTCCGAAAGATTATCTACGTCCCTGCCTTTTCCTTGTGCATTGGGGATAATAAAGAATAAGGCGGGAAGTTCTTCCCGCTTAAGCCCCTGTACTAGATTTCCCATATCCGGCTCGAATGTGGCCGGAACAACCTTCTTTATTTCTGGAACACGTTCACAAATACCGTTCCAGTAGTCCTCATATTCCTGTAAATCTACCATGACTAAGAGAAATAAAGGTTTGCTTCCCAAGTTCGACGACTCACCAGCCCCGGCAATACCCGCCCCTTACTGTGCACCCATTTCATAAACTCCGCACGTATAGAAGGATCGTTGATGTTAGCCTTAGCCTTTCTGTATAAGGTGGAAGTATTGAATGCCTGAATCCCGATGTTAAATGAAAGACTTACCAAAGCATCAAACTTGTTCTGGCTGATTGAAGGAAAGCGGACATTCAGATTCCTTTCAACATCTGCCAAATCCGATGACAGAAAGGCAAGAGCTTGCTCTTTAGTTATCTGCATCCCTTTATGCACTCCTTTTGTATGCCCGTATCCGATTGTCCAGACACCGGCCGGACACAGATATGCTTTTAGTTCCAGACCTTCAAAGGTCCCGATAGCCTGTTTCGCTGATTCACTTGTTTTCATTAGCTACTGATTTTTATTGTGTATAGATTCAAACCTGCATTTATATAGATAAAGCAATACGTCCCAAAAAGGAGTATCGTTTATCTGCTTCACATTCCCAAAGACACCGGAAGACGCCACTTCATAAGCAACGCCCGCCCATCCGGTTTTGTCGTCTGGTCGTTTTTCTCCATAAGGTTCCTGAAATAATATTGAGAAATTAATGTCTTCGCCATTTATCGGTATCGGCACACTATAAACCAGTTCCCAAACGGCACAAAAAAAGAGATAGGAATGAAAGCAGACCAAAGGCGGCAGTTTGTTTCCTCCTACTTGAGACTCAGTATTAATATATAGAATCTCGCCAAATTCAGACATCAAGCCGTCTACTTGCTTGTTATCATTCTCTTTTTGTGCGACTTCTATTGCCTTAGCCAGATTCAGACATTGCACAAATTGCCCGAAAGTGATGTTATTAAGCATATCATCCGGCCCTTTCCATTTCTTATAAGATGGCAAAAGATTTTTGCCGGACTTAATATGAGGATCATATATTAGTTTGTCCGATTCTTCCGTTATGTCAAAGAAAGCATCTACCTTATACAGTTGGGCACTTATTTCATTAACGATTGATTCCTTGTATATTGCAAAGTTGCACTTCATGCCAAGAAGCAGAGAAACAAGCTTGCAGCGCATCTCAAAAGGTGAGATTTTACCGGTGTTCATCATCAACACAAGTTCTAAATACCGATAGTACTGATCCGGTGATAGTTCGTCCAGATTCCCCGGTATCTCCTTTATTTTATTATCGTATATAAACTCCTGCATATTAAAAAGTTATACCTTTAGATTGTATAGTCGCTTTAGGTAAATACAAATCCGGTTCATCCGGTTCGGCTTCGATGGCGGCGATAAAGTCCTGCAATGCCACAAGATCTTTTCCCGCGTCATCCCCCAGGCTTTTAGATACAGCTTTCCGGGCTTCGGCTTCGGCCTTAATCTTTTCTTTCACAGTTCCGACCTGTTGAACCTGTACTACTCCATCAGGCAGAACTTCAACGGGTAAACGTTCAATTGCCTTTTGCATAGTAAGAAGGGCTAAAGGTCGGCATACTGCATCAATAAAGCCTTCGCCCGGCTCATCGCCGGATAGTGACTGTTCATACCGTTTCCGGGTGATTATCGGGATAATATAGCGATCCTGCATTTCCCGGATAATCGGTGCAAGCGTTAAAAAGAGACGATGGCTTCCAATGGTATAGTAAATATCAAATTCTTCTTTACTTCGTATTAGTAACTGATTTATAGCCTTTTTCTTTTCTGAATTCATCCAGAAATCGAACTCTTCTTTATCTAAGAAAGCTATCAAAGCGTCTACAGACTCATAGGCCAAATTAAGGATGTTTATCTCGTCCTTATATTCCTGTATGGCAGTAAGCCCCTTTTCATTCTCCCCCAACCTTTTTTGACGGCCTGTATTTCCGTGCTGGGCATCTAATGTGGGGATAATCTTTAACCAGGTGAATAACGCAACAGATTGCTGCATCATCAAAAGAAGAGTCTTATATTTCTCTTCCGTTTCGGATTCCGCTTTGGCAGAGTGATAAAATTCCAGCGTCTTATCATAGACTTCCGGGCCGACGATAGTAGTTAACCGACGGACACTTAATGGAATATAAGGCTTCCATTTTGAGAAATCAGTCCCCGCATCAATCATCCCCAGAGCTTCGACTAACTCCGCTGTACCGTTATTGTCTTTATCGAAAATGGTTTTCATATATTTTGATCTATTATGCAAAAGTTATGTATTCTCTTTTACTCTATTGCCGGGTGAAACGTTCTCTTCCGCATTGACTATACTTCGGTAAAGTCCTATTTGTGTCTTACTTCCCGGAAAGTTAGCACGTATGTAGTACATAAGTGGTTTACAAAGTATCATGTCTGGGATAGCCGTTTCGCTGGCATTATAGACCTTAATAGAGTAAAGTTTCTCGGATCCGCTGGATAGCTTGTTTTCCATGATAAGATTTGATAAAACCGGATCTAGCCCAAAGCCGGAAGTTGCTGCGGCGTCCGCTTTATTAGCTATTTGTATCTGGCTTTCGATATAGTCTTTTATTTTCTTGTCGATTGGGGTTATCGTCCAGCCTTCAAAGTTGTTGGCTTCCGCATTCCAAAATTTAGTCGTGTGCATATATTTACCCACATTTTGGCGCCCGGTAACACCCGCTGCATACTTTTCCATCGCTTCATCTTTGAAGTCTTCCAGCATCTTGGAAGAATAGGCGATGCCCTTACGCTTACAAATGTCTTTTATTCGTTCTTCCGCTGCATCCCAATATCCTTGCGGACTTTCTATATGCAAACTTAGAGCCGACGAATTAGCATTATAGGCCGCCAACAAAGGGGCAATAGTGCCAGCTAGTTCCAACCAAGGAAAAGCACCCAAGAAACGCGGTGTACTGATAAAGTCCTTACAAAAGGAATAAATATTGAAATATCCGACTGATACCGGATATTTAAACGGTTCTGTAGGATTAAATACAGGATATTTAGCCAGTTTAGTAGGATCCGGAAACGGCCAATCTCCTACATATACATTTTGCGGGAAGTCGTGGTTATCGTCCGGATATTCAAAACGGCATTTTTTATAGGGTATATGTTCCAGTTTAAGGAATTTGCCAGGTGCACCGATACGTGGTCCTCTATTTCGGACGAACTTAACCCAGAATCCTTGCATATGAATAAGATCTACTAATGAACGTAGCATAAATTCGCGGTGATCCCATCGTTCCAAATCCTGCTGTATTTTATCGTCCAGTATCCATTTCCGATAGAACCTGTTATTGTCTTCATCAATGGCATCTTCAAAAAAGTGCGGCCCTTCTCCCCATTGCAGCCCTTGAATCTTTCCCATGATACCCTCGCCACCGTAGAAATTATCCAATAATCGCTGAACTTCACCTGGTAAGTCGTTATTAGCTCCCATCGGCACAATATCAACGCCGTTTACTCTTATTTTTTTAGTTTGCCAACTGTCCGGCCGGCTAAAATTAATTGAAGAAGGCGTCCAGCCTTTCCCCATGGCAAAGGAAATAAGCTGCCCTTCACCAGTATCTATAAATCCGAAATTACCTGTTCTTCTGATTTCCATATTAAACGTAAATTTTAATCCCGTTGAATTCTGTGATAAGTATTTGCCAACAGTTCAGCGCCTTGCCTGTTTCCGTGTCTGTCAAGAATAACTTATAGCTAGAGTTTTCTATCTCTGCATCAGATGTTTTCTTTCGCAATCTGGCATATTTGAGCCTGACCGAATCTCCACCGGTTCTCCGCTGACGGTCGTACTTTCTGAATGATATAGAGAAGGTATCACCGTCAGCGGATATCTGCTTCATCCGCTCAATGGCGGTGTACAGGTTTATAATCTGAGTATCTTTCGCCATAGCTGTTTTATTTTTGGCCAGTGACCGCGTATTACATCAAATAAATAGTAGGAAAAGACGATAAGGCAAATATATAACAGAGCCTGCCATAAACCGATGCCCGGAGACACTTCCTTCTTCGTCTTAATATCTTTTTTCTTATCCGCCTGGCGCTTTACTGTTGTAGAATCAGTTGTAACTGATTTTATGCTCTTCTCTGTGTTGATCCTCGTCTCAACTTCTTTCGCCTGATTAATGGTGGAACCGGTAAAGGAGATTTCTTTGATAGGCGGTAAGCCCGTCTCTTTGGTAATTGGCTTTTCTGTATCAAATTTAATCAGGACACGGTTTTCTTCACTGGTTCTGGTATTACGTTCGGTGCTATGTCTATTCTGCTTATCCTGCTGCTCTTGCACATCTTCCCGGACTGTAATGCTATCGGACAACATTGTTTCATTTGTTTTCCGGTGAGCGATAGTTGAGCGGCTACAACTGGCAAACAATGCCCCCGATAGTATAATATATAAAGCATATTTTCTCATACGATTAGTTTATTGGTATTCGTTGAGTACATGCTTTCCGACCGCAAAGATTTGGCTTCATAGCTTTTATTTCCCGTTCATTTTCACTAACCTTTAATGCCAGTTCCTTGATGTTGTCTTTCAACTCCACGCGATCCGTCTTAAGGTCTTCGATTATTTGCTGATATACGTTTTGTACGGATAGCATCGCATCCGCTTCGGCCTGTTTCCTCGTATATTTAAGCGTAAAAAGCCAGGTAAGACCGCCAGTACAAAGAGAACTGACTACTGTAGTGATTAATATTTCATTCATATTGCCTTATTTTTAGGCAAATATGAGCTTTTAGGATGTGGAAATAAAGGACAAAAAAAGAGGCATCTACAGAAAGATACCTCTATCAAATTATGTATTAACTTAAGTCTTTTATTTCAATTAGAACCAATTATGGTGTTAAACAATCAGCTATAACTAATTTTTCTCCCATAACACAAGCTATATTTTTATCATCAAATAAGATTTTTCCCGGTCTTGTTCCACTACTTCTGTATTTTCCTGAGAGATTTGAAGACATAGCCTCTAAAAGTCCTATTTTTTTAATCTCTGGTTGATAATTACTATTGCAAGCCGCATTCACCCTATTTATCAAAAAATCAACAAATTGTTTAGTAGCCCATAGTTGAGGGATTGGATTCCCTTTAGTTTTAAGTTCAATAATCAAAACGAAAGGCATATCATCACTTTTCCTAGTACAAAAAATAACATAGTCACATACTCGCCTAAGCTTAGGTTTCTGCGAAAAAAAAGGGAATAATTCTTTTTTTTCCGATTGTGAATCATTCGACCCTCCTGTATCAAATGAATATACTAAATAACGGCCCTCAGTTATAAGGGTTACAGATGTACCAGATTTAGCTTCCTCTAGCCTCTTAAAATTAGATGGCTTTTTATAAAAAGGATGCAAACAGCCCTCTACATCTGTCAAGAAATCACTCATTCTCCCCTTCCTTTAATTGATAATACAAATCCAAACTTCTTTTATTTAAAGAAGCAATAGCATCGTCTATAGTTGAAACTTCAAACCCATCTTCATTAATAGGCAAATTTTCAACAATAAC